AGCGGATCTTTTTACTGGTGGTATTATGTTGACATCCATTGCTATTACGGGGGCAACACACAGGAGATCCAGGAGCAGCACCTTGCTTCGCTGCATAGGCTTTGGAAAGGCATAATGTGAGCAAGCTGCATCCCATGAGGGTGACGGTGCCATTGTCGATGCCCTGGAAAGGAAGCGTGATGAAAATCGGTAAGCGCAGGATTGGCGATGGCGAACCATGTTATATCATCGCTGAGATCGGTATCAATCATAGCGGTACGCTCAACAAAGCCTTGCAGCTGATTGATGCTGCGGTAGAGGCTGGTTGTGATGCGGTCAAGTTCCAGAAGCGAACGCCGGAGATTTGCACACCAAAGCATCTTTGGGAGCGTGTGCGCGATACGCCGCAGGGACCGATGAGATATATCGATTATCGCCGGCGGATTGAATTTGGCAAAAAGCAGTATGATGTGATAGATAACTATTGCCGCGAGAAGGGCATCCACTGGTTTGCATCGCCTTGGGATGTACCAAGCGTGCAATTTTTGGAGCGGTATAAGCCTGTCGCTTACAAGGTCGCGTCCGCCATGCTGACGAATTATGAGGTGCTGCAGGCCATTCAACTAACAGGCAAGCCAGTGATTGCGAGCACGGCCATGAGCACATTGGCGGACATCGAGAGCGCGCTTGAGTTGCTGGCCCCGTCTGATGTTGCCCTATTGCATTGTGTCGCAACCTATCCGAGCCGCGATGAAGATCTCAACTTGCGTGTAATCGAACTACTAATGGCACGATTTCCCGGGCTTGTCATTGGCTATAGCGGGCATGAGCTAGGACTTGCTACGACTGTCGCCGCGGTAGTATTGGGCGCAAAGATAGTCGAGCGACACATCACGCTTAATAGAGCATCATGGGGCAGTGATCAGGCCGCGAGTGTGGAGCCGGTTGGCTTCAAGCGGTTAGTTCGAGATATCCGGGCGGTTGAGGTTGCTATGGGCGATGGTAAAAAACGAATTTTACCAGATGAGAAGAAAGTAGCAAAGAAACTGAGGTGGCATGAAGCCTGAGAATTATCACAACAAACACAAAGGGCCTTGCATAGTAGTTGCAAACGGTCCCAGTCTTACGGATGTGCCGGTTGAGTTTTTCGATAAATATCCAACTATCGGCTGCAACCACTTCGGTTGTGCCTGCGAACATACGTTCTACCATCCGACCTATTGGAGCCAGCTTGGACTGGACCAGGTTGACACCGAGGAAAAGCGTAAACATTATTACCCGGCCATCGAGAATGCGGAGCTTGCCTTTGTCAACCGGGCAATGCGCGACAAGTTTCCGCAGGAAAACATTGTAGGCATCCTGGGCCGGGATGAAACTGGTTTTAAGCAAGGCCGGGCTTTCAGTATCGATATTTTATCCCGTGTGGGTGTAGGCTATACACAAATTTATATTAGCCTTCAGATAGCATACTGGCTCGGGTTCACCACTGCTCTGCTTGTCGGGTTGGATAACGATTACAACGCAGATCCAGGTAAGCGCCATTTCTATGAGGATAAGGAACATAACAGCTGTGAGCCGTTCCACGGCAATGAGGGGGCTAAACTCGGAAGTGATTTTGTCCTGGGGCTGGCGCGGGCGGCTTTCGAGGCAGATAACCGGCGCATCTATAACCTGACGCCGACGAAGAACACGCCGAGCCTGAGGATGGGGAAGTTGAGGGATTGGTATGGATCTTAGGAAACTCAGACAAGCGAAGCACCATGAATATTATCGCGACCTGCACAAGGGCGAGACTGTAGTGGTTGTCTGTAACGGACCAAGCGTTGCCGATGTTCCGGTCCAATGGCTTAATGCGCACATAACCATCGGGATGAACAGCTTTTACCGCATCCATTCAGAGCTTGCTGTTGATTATTGGTGTTTGGAGGGCATGGGGCACTTGCGAGATCCCGAAGAGCGTAATGAGCGTATGAAGTATATGGATCGCGCTGGGCTTGTGCTGGTGAACCGGCGTGCCGTACATCACTTTGAGCATTTCAAGAACGTTCGTTCGATTGATTATATGGATGATCGTGGCAAGAAAAAATATGACTTTTCATTCGAGCCGCTTGTGCAGCATGGATCCGCCAATAGCGTGACATATTTCGCGCTTCAGCTTGCGTATTATTTGGGTGGTAATCCTACTTTGATCATTGGTCTTGACCATAGATGGGTTGATGGCCGTTGGCATGGCTTCACTGAGGAGCAACCCGGACATGTGGGTCCGAGCGGTCCGATGAAACACTATCAGGAAGTCGCAGGCTTGAGTTATGGCCTATGTGCGGAAGTGTTCGCGGAGAATGGCCGGACGCTTCTGAATCTTACACCTGATACAGCACTTGATACTGTGCCGACTGGAGAATTGGAGGAATGGCTTGACTGACATAGTGGCGACAAAAGCATTCCGTATTGGCCAGCGCCTGAAAAAGTATATCCACGAAACGATAGACGGTCGTATGACAATGGATCCTGACGATGCGGGCGCGATTGCATCCTGCGTTGCCATGTGTTCAGGGCATCATATTGAGGTTGGCGTGCTGCATGGTGGAAGCTTGATATTGGCGGCTTTGATCAAACAAATAGCCGGGCAGACTGGCAAATGCTATGGCGTCGACCCCTTTGGATGGTTCGAGGGGCAAACACAAGCGGGACCCGAGCCTTCGCCTTTTATTGTCCTGGCTAATGCCAAGAAATTCGGCGTGGAAGTACACCCACATAAATGTCATCATCCACCGCTACCCGATGAGCTTGCAAGACTTGAATTTGATACTGCTTTCATCGACGGCGATCACAGTTATGCAGCTGCCAGGGCTGATTGGGAATATTTGAAAAACAGAGTTCGGCGCTATGTACTATTCCATGATATCCAGAAGCATGATGCAAGGCATGGCGCTGATGATGTATTTCGTGAGGCGGCGGCGGAATCCGAGTGGGAGATCATATATCTGAAGCATAAGACGGGAGTGCTGGAGCGTGTCGGCAGTTGAGTGGCTTATTTCGCTGTTGGTGCTTGCGGGACCCGTGCTCATAGTATGGGCGCTATGGAAGTTTGCCAACCGTGACTGAATACCATGATTACTTCATGTGCCTACAATGCGGATACGTCATTGGCGAGGTGGTAGAGCGTGATGGTTATACTTGCTTGAAGGTGCCAAGCGCTGATGGTGGCGTATGCTATGTCAAGCATGGCTCTTATTACTGCCCCGAATGCAAGCGAGAGCGAGAATTTCACAGCGCGCCTATGAGTTATATTCGACTGGGATTGGGAGAGTGAGTAAACCGCTATATCTGGCGCCGAACATATAGGAATTATCACTAGACGCTGAAGGGCTCTTATTGCCCTAGGCTTATGTGAGTTTGTCGCTCGCACTTTTAGGTGCGGGCTTTTTGGTATGGAGAAGAAATGGAAAATTCTTACGATCCTTGGGGCGATATAGATAAATGGTTGGATATAGAGCAGGCGATTGCAGAGCTTGATGCCTGGGAGAGTCAAATACTTGTTTTGTGGCTGGAAGGATTCACTCAGCACGAAATTGCTGCGAGGTTCTGTGTCAGTCAATCTTCCATATCCAGGGATTTGAAACGTATTATTGCTTTTATTCAAGTACGTGTCTCATGCATATAATTCGAGAATTTTTGATATGCTAAAGATAGGGGGCGTGTATATAGCATGTTCCATCGGAAATTTTGACTTTATAGCGGATTGGGAAAGTATGAGCGATAAGAAAATCAGCGAGCTTACTTTACTATCTACGCCGGTGTCGGACGACTATATTCCAATCAATGATGTGAGCGACCTGGCGAATTCGCCCAAGCGGGCAACTCTTCTCAGTCTCACAAAGAATATCACAGGTCCGACGACCATCGGAGATGGTGGGGTAACGGATTATTCTGCATTCTCTTCAGAAGGCGCGCAAACATACCATGGTTCTGCGAGGTTCTGGCAGGGCATATTTATTGATACTTCGCGCTTCAAGGAACCTCCAGCTAATAAGGCAACGCTTGTTAATCGTGGAATTGGAACGGCCTATGAGTTTTCCGATAATCAAGACTCAGAACATGTGCATGTTCAGGTTCGGATACCAGGCTTCTGGGACGAAACAGAGGGCCTTCAGGTTATTATACTTTGGGATAGCGTTACAACTTCGCAGAATTGCGATTGGGAGATAGGATATCAATTCATGGCGGTGAATGAGACAATGGATTCCGAGGCGCTTGATGGAACAGAATCGGACCTGTTTGAAAGTTCGAGCGTGTCAAAGGGACTTGTGCACTCCACAATTGTTATTCCTGCGGCCAGTTTCAGTGCGGAGGACAAATTTTTCAGGTTCAAATTGTACCGCGATGGCGATGACGTTAACGACACTCTTGGGGCTTCGGCTTATGTCCACGGCATCATAGTGCGTGGCGTGAGAAACAAAACCGGCGGATCGTTATGACGACTATAGAATCGCTTATCTTGCGTAGCAGAAGCGTGGTTTTCACGCCGCGACAGCGTGATGCCTTATATCATTCGGCGAACTTGATAGTACTTGAAGATACCAGTGGATTTCTGCTTACAGAGGATGGCGGACGCATCGTGCAAGAAACGGGATCTGAAGGGGTTAATGGCAAGTTGCGCGATAGGTCAATAGCGTTCAGTGGATGGAGTTCCGAATAATGGGACAGAGCAAACGCGAAGTACAAGAAAGCCCTGTCTATCAGGGTGTTGCAGAAGAAATTGCCTACACGCTTGACACTAGCGAATGGGGTTGTGAGCCTACGGGCCTGGGCGTGACCATTAGCAAATATGGTGTTGATTGTTCGTCGGATTGTCTTAGCACCGATAGTCCATCTGCAAGCGGTAATATTATCACGACGCCGCTGGTCAAAAATCTTGAGGCGAATAAGCAATACAGACTGGATATACAATTCGAAAGCAGTGGCAATACATTTGTTGCATACTGTATTATCGTAGGTGAGTGATGATTCCATTTCGCAAGCGGCAAGATCTAACAAAGATTACACCAAAAAAGAAAGACTGGCCCATCAAGTTTCTTGAGGCGCTGGCCGAATATGGTGTGGTGTCTTATGCTGCGGATGCTGCGAATATCTCGCGCACACATGCTTATCATGTTCGCAAAAAGAATGTTGCATTTCGCAAAGCCTGGGATGAGGCGCTGGAGAAATCTGTTGAGAAGTTGGAACAAGAGGCGCATAGGCGCGCATTGAACAAGTCTGACACGCTGCTGATCTTCTTGTTGAAGTCGCGCAAGCCCGAGGTGTACAGGGAGCGGCAAGAGACAATCGTGAGTGGTGGTGATAAGCCTGTCAAGGTGGAGTACGTCAATGACTGGCGCCCCGCGATCTCAGATTAGGCTACCCTATCCACATTATGGACAGCAGCAGGTACGTTTACAGGCTAAGCGTTTCAACTGGCTTAGTGCTGGCCGAAGATGGCGCAAGTCTACGCTAGGGGCCTCGGTAGCAATTGAGGGGGCGTTGGTTGGCGAATCATGGTTTTGGGGGGCGCCAACGTATGACCAGGCCATGATCGGCTGGAACTACATGCGGCATGCAGTCGGTGGGTACGCCGACTTCAAAAAGGGACGCATGATCGTGCACTTTCCGACTGGCGGGGCTGTGATTGTGCGCTCGCTGCAAGATCCCGAGAGCGCCCGCGGTCACAGCTTTTATGGCGCGGTATTGGATGAGGGCGCGGATGTTTCGCCGGTCGCCTACTATGACATCATCCAGCCAATCTTGGCTGATAGTCACGGGCCATTATGGGTGATTGGAACACCGAAGGGCCGCAACTGGTTTTATAGAGAGCATCGGCGGGCATTGCAATATGATGATTCGATGGCCTGGGAAATACCAGTTATAGGCGCTGAGATTATCAACGGACAGCTTGTCCGCAAGCCGCATCCATTGGAGAATCCGTATTTTAGTTTTGAGGAGCTGCAAAGGCGTTTCGAGAGCACGCCGGAGCGAACATTCCGGCAAGAGTATCTTGCAGAATTCATCGAGAACGAAGGCGCGGTATTCCGCAACATCGAAGCCTGCCTATGGTCGCCGGATGAGGAACAGATACGCAAGCACAAGGGGCACAGGATTGTTATCGGTGTGGACTGGGGACAGTCTGAG